TAGCTGAAAGATACAGAAGTATCAGTAATGCCAACTTGACCTAGGTAGTCAGCTGCATTGCCCAAAGAGCTTGCAGCGTTAGACAACTCAACATAACCATAACGTGTCATGAATGATACGACTGGTTCGAAAGTTGCTGGATCTAAAACAACACCACTGCTCATCAATGGAATGTATGGGCAATAGAATGCTGGTGCATCAGATTCGCTAGAACCTTTGTAACCAATTAGAACGCCTGTGCTGTCAGCGGCATAACCGTCAACATAAACACGCATTGCACTGTTCAATGTACCAACAAACTTAGTGTTTGTAGGTGCTTCGAATGTACCTTCTGTTGTACGAGCAAATGCGCTTGTAGTAGCAGATTGTAGAATTGTCAATGCAAATGGGCTAACCACAGCGTAGTTACCAGCACCACGACGTGTGCGTTGAGCGATCAAGTTAGCAACACGATTGATCTGAACAGCTAAAGCAGCATGCTCGTCACCAACGAATGTAGCTGTACCGCTAACGTTTGCTTGGTTGTAAGTTAATACAGCAGAACCTGCCAATGAGCGCAGGCTAGCCAACACTTCTTGATCGATTTCAGCAGTAATTTCTTGTGCCAAAGCAGCCATGATTTCTGCTTCGATGTCAATGCCTTGTTGGGCTTGTGCATCTTGAGCAGCCTCGAAAGTCCAACGAGCAGACAATTTACGTGTCTTAGCTTCGACGGTTTGTTTCAAGATCTGGATACTTAGACGCTTACCAGCAGCGCCTTCTAGTGTAGCAGTAGAAGCGGCTTTTAAGTTCGCTGCTGCATTATCGCCAGAATAGCTACGTGCAATGTTGAATGGGCTTAGAGCCTCTTCACCAGCTGTTGCTTCTGATGTTGTATCAGAGTAACGAACACGTAGAGTGTGGATTTGTCCCACTGGGCCAGTCATAGGCTGGACACCTACCAATTCGTTAGCGATAACGGTTGGCATTACACGTCTGATGACGGGTAGAATAACACGGTTAAGTGTTGCAACGTTGCCGGCGGATGTCGCCCCAGCAGTAGCACTTTCAGCTAGATACTTGCGAGTATTTTCTAGAGTAGTTGCCATTACTGTGCGCTTGGTACCTTGTAGGCCTTCTAATAGGGCCTCTTTAGTCTCCGACCAGCGTGACTCGAGTAATTGTGACATTATAGTTCTCCTTAAACTTTTAGTCCCGCAAGCCTGCGGATGTCAAATATTTCAGCGGACTTACCTTCGCCGCTGATGTTTGATTGTGCCTCTTTATCGCCTGTAATTTCTTTGCCTTCTGTCAATGCTTTCTTCTTAGGAGCACTGCCGGCCATAACAGCTGGTAGGTACTTTTCATAAGCAACATGTAACTTGTCTGTTGAAACGGATTCCAACAATTGATTCATAACACCGCGCTTGTCGCCTGCCAAAGGTCCGAGCAATTCGCCCATCACTTCTTTACGACTAGCTTGGTCTTTAGCAATACGGATTTCTCTGTTCTTGCTTTCAACTAGTGCTGTGGTATTCTTAATAGCTGCCTTTGCTTCCGCAAGTGCTGCATCTTTTGCTGCAACTACATGTAGTAGTTTTGCAGTCTCACTCTTTTCATTTAAATGGCTACTAGCATATTCACTAGCGAACGATTCAAAAATTCTGCGACCAAAGTCGTTTCTACGAGCATCTTCAATATCTTCTTTCAACTGTACTAACTCAGTTGTTAGGCCGTTGGCTACAACAGACTCAACAATCTTAGCTGTACGTTTGATGAATGTATTTTTAACTTCTGCGAACTTAGCTTTGCTTTCACGGACCAACTTAACCTTCGTTTCTGCAAGGTCTTGTTTATCGCTATGGAATTCTGCGATTTCTTTCGCTAGGGCTTCCATAACAAAGTTTTCAAGTTTAGAAAAATTCTCTGCAACTTGACGACGATCTTCGTGTAATTCATGTAACTCGCTGGCTAATTTGTTTAAAATAAATGATTCCATTTTACCTGAATCTTTATTCATCTTAGCTACGTATTGTGCCTTAGCTTCAATAAGACCTTGGCGGTCTTCGGCTAGTTCTGTAAGTTCAGCAGTTAAGCGATCACTGATCATACGATCAACGGCCTCTACCATTGCTGTTTTATCATGCTCATACTTTTGTGCAAATTCCTCACGGAGTTCTGCACCGACTTCATCACGGTTTTCTTGAATACGGCTTTGCCAAGCTGTCTCAATTTCCGATTTCATTTCCTCGGAAATCACGCTGTTTTCGAAGAGTTGTTTAACTAAATCTAGCATGTGATTCTCCTACTGGTTAATTTAGTCCCAAGATGATTTTCTTGAGACTCTCTGCTATGTACTTCTGTGCCTTAGGGTCGCCTTGGACTTCTTGTGAAATATTTAAGGACCTAAGTCCGCCTGTTGAATTCATTATGTGTTCGTAGACTGGGGTGGGATAAGCACCTGGTGCAGAAGGTTGAGCAACAATATCAACAGTAATAATTTCAAATCCATGAACACTACCGTTGTTGTCTACTTCCCCTGAACCACGACTAGATACTCCCAACTTGACTCCACTTTCCAACATAGTTGCAACAAGTTGCCCCATCGGTGTAGGTAGAATCTTTAATTTTCCGTAACCATTTGGACCGTCCATCCACATTTTCGTAATCATGTGGCTGACGCGATCCAAATTAATACGCAAATCTGCAGGGTGATCAACTTCTCCAAGACATGAGTAACCACCAGCGATTTGTTCGTTGACCGTCTTGACAGCCCGACCTATTTCGGAGGAAGAATAGATGCGTTGGTTCTGATTGCGAATGTCACCTTGAATACAGATGCCATTCAAATGCAATGTTTTACCACCGTTTCCATCCTCGGCACGCTCAAGAACGAGACCTGCCTGATCGAAACTTAGGTTTTCTCTTAGATAGTTTTTCACCAATTAGCTCCAATTACTTACGGAAAAGGCTGGTCTTAACTGTGCCGCCTTCTTCACCTGCGCCTTTCTTCTCTGCGCCGTGACCCTTAGTAACTGGTGATAGTTTTGTTGCATTTTTGCTACCTGGTACGTTTACGTTACCGCCGTTTAGATCCTTTGTTGAAGGAGCCAATAATCCGCCAGTTGTACCCGACTCGCTGCCCGAACCGCCTTTAGCGATGTTAGCAGAGGTGCCACCCATATCGTTCTTACCAGCAACAATGCTCTTGGCATTTACATTGCTTTCGCCGGAACCTTTCTTCTCAGCGCCGTGACCTGCTGGAACTTTCTCAACATATTCACGTACTGTTTCTAGGTCGCCAAAACCCTGACCCATTGAGTCAAGATCTTCAATTTCTAATTCTTCAGGTTGACCCATACCACCCATGTCACCCTCTTCGTCGTTGCCCATCATTTGTGATAGTTCAGCTTCAAGTTGACGAACTGCATCTGCTAGGCTGTTAATGTCGCCCTTTGTAGCTGGCTCATCTTCGTTGCCTTCTTCGTCTTCACCTTCTTCTTCGGGACCCATTTCTTCGCCGTCTTGGTCGTCTCCTTCCTCGTCGCCTTCGCCCTCTTCGTCTGACGCTTCAACATCTTTCATGAAGTTGTCAGTTTGGTCATCACCTTCTTCTAGATCTAATTCGTTTTCGATTAGACCTTCATAAATCTCGCGGCTCTTTTCAACCACGTACTCATGGAACAATTCTTCTGCTTTTGCTTGGTCATCATTAACCAAACTTTCTAGCATTTGTGCGATTTTAGAC